CGGGCTGGCATGCGTGACGTGCCAAGCTCGAACATTGACGCCAAGGACTCAGAGACTTCATTGCCGGGGCTGACCTTGGCTTTCGGAGAGCGATTGCTACGCGCTCCGGTCCACCGCCGCATCGTTTCGGATTTGTGCGCGACGACTAGAACGGTCTTTTTACGTGGCCTGGATGGCGGTTGACGATCCGCAAGGTGGATGCTGACCGCAATCTCGCCGGATATGAGGCGAGCATTGTTCTGCGCCGCCGTTTGTAGTGGCTTTACTGCCCGCCCAAGAGCCGGATAAATCTCTTCCCCGTCGAGATACTGGACGACGTTGTTCAGGCGCTCCTTGATCGGCTTGAGACCACTGATGCTGAGGTTTTTAGCTCGATATCTGGCCATCGATGATGCGGCAGTTCAGCCGTATCCACTTACGGTCGTTCGTCGGTTTTACCGCTCGGATGTCGTACGATTCGTTTTCGTTGATGCAGACGACCCGCATCAGCGTAGTCGGCCACGGCTTGAGAAATCGGATTACGAAATCGACGTATAGCTCAGAAGTCTCGTGCCCGGACGAATCCAACTCGCGACCTTGCACGTCCTCGCGGCACGCCCAGCATTCGCGAAACGTCGTCCATGCGGTAGGGTCGATCTCGTCGCCTGTAGACTTGAGCGTCGGAGCATCGATTCTGATGTGCCAGCTGAGATCGCCAGCGCCGTAGTCGTTTTGGACTGCCATTTAGAATGCCGGGATATCGAACGTGTCTAGCAGGCGGTCAACGCCAAATTCAAGCCGCTTTGAATCGATGGCGGTGGACTTACCCAACACCACCGCCTCGCGATTCTGGTACAGATGACCGGCGAACAGGCGGATAGCCGCCAAGATTGCGTCCGGTACATCGGTGTACCCTGCTGTATAGTCAATTCGGATTGCGTTGATGGATCGAAGCGCGCCCGCAGGCCACTGCATGAGGCCATATGGGATTACCAGGGCCCCGGGCTCTCTCGCTGTGTCCACATGAGCCATCGTGGTACCCGGCGAGCCTTCAATCAAGTTGCCCGCCGACGCGTACCAGGTCGTCACGAGTTCCGAGGAGTCAGTAAATGCCAGTGACTCTACCGAAACCAGGGGAGGCCACGGGAGAGTGATTGAATCGTACGGAAAATAGTCAAGGTAATACGCGAGTCGCCGCTTCAGGATTGATATTCCGCGACTGCGCTCCAGCGCTTGCCGCGCTGCCCTTATGTATCCCTCGATCAGAATGTCATCGTCGCTGAAATCGATGCGCGAATGCAGCCTAAGGTTAGTTGCGGTTACCGGCTCGTCGCTGAGCACTTCTACGATTTGTGGATAATTGCTCATCGTCGATCCTTTCGGCTGGCAGCGGAACGATTACCTTTGTTTCTAGTCGCAACGGCTGGGCATGCTCGATAAGAGCCATGCCGCGTTGTTCCAGTCTCTTCGCGATGTTTTCCGGTACCGTTGCGGTCTGCCCTGGATCGAGCGTGCCGTACAGGTCCGAAAAGATCCGCTTTTGTGCGCGTATGGTTACGAGTTGCATTGGGTTAAATATGCGGGGCCACCGCCAAGGAAGCCCCGCACGGTGGCTCTAGTAAGAGCCGGTGATGAACGCAGCCGGCCGATAGACCGCGAGGGCCAAGCGCTCTTCAGCGCGGATCGCGACCATGTTCTTAATGAAGTAGTCGGAATGTTCGGTCGAGACGTCAATCGCGGCGTCCTCACGGTCGTAGATCTCCGCACCGAGCGAGAAAGAGCCCACGAGAAAGGTTCCAGACGCGATGGCATTGGTCTCGACGATGGGCTTGCCCCATAGAGTCGGAGTGGCCATACTAGCGGGTCCACCCAGGATGTACTGGCCCTTGTTCGCCCCGCCCTCTTCCGTTTTGGTGAGTTCCATCACCTCCCAGTCGGCGGGATTAACAACGATCCCATCTACCGGATACTCGGCGATACGGGCTTGCTTGATCGCGTGACGCAACTTGTCGATCTTTGTGTCGCTCGCGACGTTGTAGCCAGTGTTGTACGCCGTGGCCTGATGAATCAGACCATCGATGTTCACGCCGGTACCGTCGCCGTTGAGCAACTGGTTGTCCTCGACGTACTTGAGGCCGTACAGCATGCGGGTGTTGATGTAGTTCTGCAGTTGGCTCAGATCGTCGAGCACCTGCCGGGTCGCCGGGATCCAGTGCGCGATGGTGCGAACCGGAACACTGGCGATCGTGAACGTCAGCGCAGACTCAGCCTTGTTGCTGGCCTCGACCTGGGGAGACGCCGCGTTGGTGAACACGTTCTCCTTGACGAATTCGATTGCGCTTTGCGTTGTAGTGGTTCGCGCAAGCAAATCGCGGACGCGTAGGGCGCGAAGCTGCGGAGAAATTATTCCGGGGACGCGCTCCGGGACCAGAATCCCAGGGGTCGAACTACCGACGGCACTAGAGGTAATAGTTGTCTTCGTCTCGAAGAAACTCTTTACCTTGATCGCGACGCCGCCCTTGTGCCAGCCGCGAGTCTGGAACCCCTTGAAGGCTTCCGATTCGATAAAGATCTCACCGAGCGTCTTGGACAACGGCACCATGCCGTCATTCCCACCGGGGCGATGGAACATGGCTTCCAGCCCGTCCATCCGCTTCACTACACGGTCGAGCGCTTCCTTGGTTTCGGGGTTGGCTACGCCGTTCTGCTTGATCTCATCGATCTGCTTCTGTGCATACGCCTTATAGTCCTGGACGGTCTGTACGATCTCATCCCGGACAGATTTGACCTGTTCGTTCAGTTCCATTAGGAACCTCCTCCCGCCTCACGGCGGTAGCTTTCGTTTGGGGATTGCCTAGCGAATTCCTGCCAGGACTTCGGTCTTGAACAGCACGAGAGTCTCGGCACTGTCCGGTGTTGAAAAAGCTTTATCGCCACTCATGGCAGCGTCGATGACGCTCTGGATCAGATCGCGTGCCTGACCGAGCGTGTCCATGTTCGCGGCAGAGATCATGCGGCCCGCCTTAATGACATGCTTGGCCGCCGCCAGCACCATATGGGCGCGCACATCAGACTGATCCGCCTTGTGCTCCGGCTCGGTGCCGTCCGCCATCTGTTCCATTTCGGCGCTCATCATGGCGAGGTACCTGGGCAGCCAAGCCATGTAGGCATCATGGAATTGAGATATGGACATTTCTGCCGCAGCCGCCCGCTGTTCATTCGACATGCCGGGATCCCACACTGCGTCATCGAGAGAATCACCGAGCGCGTACAACATCAGATACTTCGTAGCGCAGAGTTGCGCCTCGTCAAGCTCTTCGTTGAAGTCTTTGGTGGACTTCACGGTCGTCACCAAGGCCAGCGGGTTCATCGGGAACGTGACCACCGAGCCCTCGTACAGCTTGATCTCACTGAGGTAGCGAATGCCCTTCTCGATCTTGTCCTTGATCGACTGGTAGCCTATCGAAAGCCCCTTGATAACTCCGCGCTTCATGAGCGCGTGCGACTCGCGGGCCTTCTCGACTTCAAGAACGTAGATGCCCTTTACCTTGAGCCCGACTTCGCTGTCCTGAATCTCCAGTAGACCAATTGGTGTTTTCTGGTCATGCTGCCAGAGCATTGGAACTGTGTACTTGCTCTCTTCCAGGCTCTTCGTGAACGCTCCGCGCTCAACTACATCGCCGCCTAGATCGACGTTGCCATATACCGAAAGCAGCCCCTCAAAGGTCCCATCCTCGGAGACCTCTTTCACCTCGAAATGCAGATTTTTGATATCCATCGCGGCTCCTTATGCCTGAGATTTCACGCGGAAGATCCGCGACTTGGCTGGTGGTTGCTGGTCGATAGCCGGATCAACACCGAGGGCGTCAGAGACGGCCTGCATATTCAACTGCACGTAGTGCTCATCGCCGCCATCCACTGGGTTCAGCCCCATGTAAGCCCGGACCTCGTTGATTGCGTAGACGCCTTTCTCCAGCATCCGAGCAAACCCGTCAGTCTGTGTTTTGAAATCGCCACGCAGCAAGCCTTCGATTGCATGTTCGGCGAATACGTTCGGCTCGTTGACAAGCAGGCACCTCTGAATCGTTTGCTCCCAACGCACTAGCCACGGTCGCAGCGTGTTGGTGTAGTACTCGATTGCAGACTGCTCGATATTTGAGAACGTTGCCCTCTCAAGGTCAGCGAGTTTGTGAGGCGGCATCCGAAACAACCGGCAAACTTCCAAAATCTGAAATCTGCGCTGCTCTGTGAGTTGTGCTTCTACGTTCGTCGTCCCTATAGGATTGACGATCAATCCCTCTTGAGTGACCGCAACGTCGTGGGAGTCAACCGCATCCTTCCACGCCTTCTTGACACCCTTAACCCCTTCTGGGCCTAGCTTCCCTGGGTGCTGCAACACGATACCGGGAGTCGCATCGTTGTCGAAGAACTTCTGCGAGTAGTCGATTTGGTCCAGCGTCAGCCCGATCGTTTTTCGGGCGTACTCTAAGATGTTGTTTCCCTTAAGCCCAGTGATCCCAAACCCGCGAAGATGGAAGATGTCGCGCGCTGCGTAATCCTTCGGTACTCCATTCTCCGTGACTACATACTGAAGCGCCCCGGCCTGCGTTCGCTTAAGGCGGACGTTGTATGGCATCAACTGCCACATCGCGATTACCCGATCACCGTCGCGAACGATCTTAGCGTATGCATCCCCAGTCAGCGCGGCATGCGCCGTCAGCGCCTCGCGAAACTCAATTGCCGATGTCTCCGGGTTGGGCTGGTCGTGCAGAATCGTGTATAGCGGGTGGTCGTACAGTTTGTCCTGATGCTTGCGGTCCTTAGTCCTGCTCTTGACAAACAGCGGAAGAGAACCAGCGTCCTCCGCAATTGTCTTGATGCAACCGTAGACTGCGGTGCTCTGAAGCGCACGGTCCTCGTTGATCGAACCATAGCCGCGACTGCTAGCCAGTCGGATGTATCCGTTGCGGACGTACCAATCGTATGGATCACTGGTCGCAACGCTAGCAGTCTTGTGAGCGATCCGTAGGAGTGCTTTCTGGATGAAGTTCACATAACCGCCGTTTCTGGTTGCTCGTAGACGGAAGGGCCATTTACAGACCCAGCCATCGCACGCCCGACGCACATGATCATGGCAATCGCCGGATCGATCTTGTACTCGGGAGCTTCTTTCTTCGGGTACACGTTGTCCTTGTTGTCGAAGTGGCCGATTACGTTGCCCATCGCCCAACTTAGGACAGGGTTGCCGTCGTGCTTGATCTTCCCGTCGGCTACCAACTGCATAGTGCGTTCCGTCGCCGGGGACATATGCGGCACAGTCTGCGGGAATGGCGTAAGCTTCTCCATCCCAATGCCGCGCTCTTGGAGCAGGTTCAGCAGCGTCAACTGGTTGTACGGGTCGTAGACGACTTCCTGCACGTTATGCTCAGCCATCATCCGAATGACGTCGTCGATGATGTACCCGAGGTCTGTAATGCGCCCCGAGGTCTGTGTGATGTAGCCGCTTCGCTCCCAGCCCGAGTACTGCGAGTTACGATTCCCGGTCACCGTCTCTTCGGGCAGGTAGTACTTGCCGAACACCACGAAATCGTCATCGCGCTTGAAAACCTGCACAAATGCCGCGATGTCATCCACGAATCCAAGGTCGAGCCCAAACCAGCACGGCAGGCCCTTCATGTCTTCGAGCTTCAGCGACGTGTCAGCCGCTTTCGCCCATGAGCGCATATCAAAAAGTCCAGCGTCACTCGTCACCCATACGTTCAAGTGCTTAGTGAGGAAGTTATTGACCGCGCTTGGAATTTGCAAAGCCTTCTTTTGAAGGCTCAGAACGGTGTCGGCCTCTACGGATATGCCGTAGTTCGGGTTTGCCTTCCGCAGTGCCGCTTCCGTGGCCCAGTCATCATCCTCGTCAATCGTGTAAATTAGCCCGAAGAACTGGTCGTCCTCGATGTTCCGTTCGAGTACGCGAGTCAGGTACTTACGAATCTCGTAGCAGATCCCTGCCAAGTTCTTGCCCGCCGTGGTGATCGCCCACAGCATCGACTGGTCACGCTTGCCTACGCCGGTCTCAAGGACGTCGTACACGCCTCGCGTCTTGTGCGCATGCAATTCGTCGATTATGGCCAGATGGATGTTTTTACCGTCGAGTGAGTCATCCTCAGCCGACAGCGCCCGAAAGATCGAAGCCGACGATAACTGGTGGATGTTGTGAGCGCTGACGTCTACGCCAAACCGCTGCCTAAACGACGGACTGCGCCGCGCCATGTGCTGCGCAGCGTCCAGCACGATCCGCGCCTGCTCTGACGTCGTGGCGGCGCTGTATACTTCCGCGCCGCCCTCACCCTCCACGAACCCCATGTACAGCCCGACGCCGCTTGATACCGTTGACTTTGCGTTGCCGCGAGGCATCTCTAGGTATGTGCGCCGATACCGCCGCTTGCCCGTAGCCGTCCGCAACCAACCGAACGGCGTAGACAGCACGAAGCACTGCCAAGGCTCTACGATGATCCTAGTCCCAGCCTTCGGCCCCTTGATATGGGGCATCAGTTCCAGGAAGTGGCAGATCTTCGCGCCGTGCTCGGTTGAGAACTTACAGCCCCACTCCGAATCACTGACCGCTCGCGCTAGATCGTCACGTTGACGCTGGCACGCAAGCTGCACCCACTTACACGCGGGCACCGTTCCGTTCAGGACGTCTGCAATGTAGTCGTTCGCCAGACCGACGTAGTTCTTAACCGAAACTTGCCCACTCATCTGCTGGCTTTGGCGCTTCTGGCTTTGCGAGCCGCGCCCGACTACTGGGATCTAGCCCTAGCTTGTTGGCCGTCGTAGCCATGACCGCGTAATACGATGCCGGAAGAATCTCTCCGTTCCGTTCCGCGTCGGCGATCTTCGCGCACAACACGCAGAACGAAGCGAGTACCATCTGGTCGGCCTGCGTCAGAACGCCCGTCGCCTCCATCGTGCGGTGTATGTCGTTCCAGATCTCGACGGCGGACGGACCCAACCACGGAGGAGCAATCGGAAATCCCGCAACAGGCTCCGGCTCTTTCTTATCATGCCGCGATTTGCGGTAGGTTCCCTGTATTACGTGGAGCTTCTTGGATTTGGTTGGTCCTGGCATGTGTTCCGAATTCGCTTTCCGCGTGTCGCTTTTTTCTTGTGCGCCATCACCCTTTGCCGCATACTATTCATGTAAGCAGTTGATGTTTCAGAGCAAACCACGCCAAGCAAGCAACACATACCCAACCGAGATCAAGAAAATAAAATCAAGCGAGAGGCGAGAGTGTATTCGCGATTTCTATCGTGGCCTCATGCGTGGAAAAC